TAGGACATACCCAATATCTTAGAGTGACCATCTACATGTCTTGAATAATCAGGACCAGTAGCAAAGAAATCTGTAACATAATAATTATTTAATAAAGGAGTACTATCAATTGTTGAATCGAAAGTCATATATCCTTCATCACCTACATGTCCAGACATATATCGGTGATTAGCACAATGATAATATATCCTATTAGTTTCATCCGCATTCATTATGAATAGCGGTTGATATTCATTTTCGTAATCTGCAGAAGGTGCTGTACTTGCACCTGTACTATTATAATAAAGAGCTCCACCATTTAAAGTACCATCAGCAGTTGTACTGAATCTTATTGGATGAGTATTATTAGTAGAATCACTTTGATCCCAAACAATTAAAGAATTTCTTTTTACCTGAATATTTTCTGGTGCAAAGTAATATGTTCCTGGTATAAATGAACCAAAGTCTGCTGCATTAGTTCCAAACTCAATATAGAAAGCATTTAATGTTGTAGGTACTGCATTGATTTTAAAAGTAAATCCATTAGAACCTAAACAATTATCACCATTTACAAATACATCATTATTCTCTCCACCAACAACTTCTCTTAAATAAATTCTAATTACAATACCACTACCATCTCTTACTACCTTAGAAATTTCACCTCTTGCCATACCAGCAACTTGATCTACAATTCTACCAACTGAAATAGTGCCAAGAGATTCATTAACATCAGTTACTGATAACATGACGTTTCCAGTTTCTACTTTAGTCTTCCAAGTAAAAGGTCTTAATAATCCATTTTGCAATACACCATTCGTTAATGCAAATTCATCAATTGATCTACTAGATTGATAATATTGAACATTATTTTCAACAATAGTGTCATATACATTATTGCTCTTTACATAATTATACTTAACTGTATCAATTTCAAATCCTGGAAATACATTACCATCAGTACCCCATCCAGGAGTATGAAGTAATCCACCATTAGATAAAATACCTGTTACTTTATCACTTTGAAGTGTTCTTGTTCCTGGTTCAGGAACATCTTTACCACCTCTGTATATAAATTGTTGATTAAATGTCCTATCTACCAAAGCACCACCACTAGGTGCTCTCTCCGCTAACAATGGAGTTGGTTTCGGATGATTATCTGATACTATTGTTAATCTATCAGTTGTAGTTGCGAATGAACCAGTTGTACTTGAGTTTGGATGTCCTTGCCAAATAGTATTAACATCAAAAGATGCTACAACATTTGGAGTTTCCTCTTGAGGAACAATTTGTAATCTTAATGGATCGTATCCTTTTCCTCTAGTTAAAACACGAACATGTACAATCTTTCCTGAATCAGTATCTACAATTGGATATAATAATGCTTCTTCATCTGGAGTACCACAACCAGTCACAGTTAAACGAGGTGGATCCGCTTGCGAATAACCAGTACCTCCGTTAACTACTCTTACTGCTCGAACACCAAATATCTTATCGAAAATAGGTTCAATTACAGCACCAGATCCAGGAACAGTTCTTGCCATTTAATTATGTTACTACGTTAATTGTGCCGTTCATCGCAGCATGGATTGTACATTGATAATAAAGTGTATTAGGAGAATCCATAGGAACTGTCCAATACAAAACATTAGTACCACTACCAGCTTGACCAGCAGTGTAAGGATTACCAGCTAATCCTTGAGTACTTTGAATTCTGAAAGGATGTGCACCACCCTGTGTAGAATTATCAAAAGCATATGTAAACCCTCTATGTACGTAGATGGTTGGATCATTTGCTGTAGATGGAAAACCTGGTCCTTGGAAAGTAAAATCGGATGACCCATTCGCATTAAGTTCCCACCAAGTAATAGGACTGCGTGTTACTATCCAATCAGTACCATTCCAGAATAAAGAATCTCCTTGAGTAGGAGTTCCAAACTGACCCGTCGCCATGTCAGAATCAGTTAATGCTGCAAAAGTAGTAGGAATTGTACCAGAAAAATTAACAGTTAATGTATCTCCAGAAACTGCTGTAGTAATATCCGTACCACCAGCAACGGTTAATGTATCGGTCTGACTATTTGCAGTAGTAGTACCCGTATCACCAGTTACTGTAGCAAATACATTTATACTAGAAATACCAGCATCATCATTTGCAGGAATCCACTTACTTGTTCCAGTATTCCATTTCAAAACTTGATTTGCTGTAGGTGCAGCAGTTGTTGTATCAACATCTCCTAAAATATCAATACTAGAATATTCAGTTGCAACTTTTGCTCTTACATTACCAGCACCACCAGCAGTGATATTAATATTCACATAAGGGTTATCATCACCATTAACAGTGTAGAAATAACCAGGATACGATGCTGCAGTAGGAACATCACCTATTAAAGTATATTGATTCTTATATTGTAATTTGGTAGGAAAACTTATAATTCCTGTAGCACCATCAAAAGTATTTGTAATACCTCCTACTGTAGCAACTACATCACCACTCCCATTAGGAGCAATAGTAATATTACCATTACTTGCCGATATAATACTATTACCACCAACATCCAATGCTGATGTTAATATATTATAATCAGCAGGTTCAAACCTGTTATTTGCGGTGTACTTTAAAACTTGATTTAACGCAGGGTTTGCAACCGCTACGTTTAAATCAGTTCCATTACCAATAGCACTATAGATTTCATTAAAATTATCATTAATCTTATCTCCACCATCACGTAGAGTGTCTCCAGTGTTATCGTTGGCAGCTGCGCCTATGCCGAGTGCTTGTTTAGCCATTACTTGCAGAGATTTTTAGTTATTTATCAGAGTATCTCAGGATCTATTACTTCTTCGCCATACTGACTCAAGTCAGGAGCGGTCCAATCGTCTGGAACTGAAGTTTCAACATCAACGGATGGGTCTTTATAACCCGTACCAACATTACTTAATTCAACACCAGAAACTCCGACCAATGCACGAATGCTACCATCGAAACCTGAGATAGAATCAATTCTAACGGTAGGTCTAGAAGTATATCCAGATCCACCACCAGTAATTTGAACATTCTTAAGAAGTCCTGATGTTAGATTTGCGGTTGCCTGACCATCACGCCCGAATACAGATCCAAGGTAATCGAAAGTGATTAGAGAGTTAGAAGATTCAATAACAGCAACTTCTCTATCAGAAACCTCTCCTTGGATATCCAAGAAGTCACCAGCTTCAATAGGTGGTACAACTTCAGCAGCATCAACGTCTGCCTCAGAACCAACGTATGAGAATGCAACGAATGTCGATCCTACACGTGGGATTTCGGTAAAGATGATTCTAGAACCAACTATTTCAAAACCAATACCCGCTTCCTGTACAACACCATTAAGAGAAACGATGATGTTATTTTCTGGTCTAACGGTTGTGGATTGTACACCATCAGTTAGAGTTAGTGAGTAGAATATATCATTACGTTTAAGGTTGAATGACTGACGTAAGGAGTCAAACTCGAATGAGATATCATCCAATTGTCTCAACTTACCTACGTAGAATCCTGTGAATGATGCTCCTACATCAGGTGCTTCAGTAAACTGAATTTGATCAGAGAACGCTGTATATGCGTTAGCTGCACCTGGAGGTTGCAATATACCATTAATGAATACTAAGAGGTGTCCAGCAGGATCTGGGAAGTACTGAGTACCATTATTAGTAGTGAGTTTGAATGAAGTTGTAGTTCCATCAAATCCTTTGAATGCTCTCTTAACACGTCCCTTAAGTGTAACGAGATCAATAACAGCAGCCTTGTAAGCATTAGGTCCAATAATAGTATCTTTCTCAGAGAAGGTTCCTACAATGTCACTTAAGTAAAGTCTCTTTGTAGTTGTACCATCTTCAATGTCTTGAATTAATGCAGATGCTTGACCTTCTACTGTAACTTTTGTAGTTACGGTTGCGTAACCAACAGGGAAATTAGCAGAACCAGTTGGACCATAATCACCAATATAATCAGTGGAATTAATAGTTCCTTGAATCATTTGAACATAAACGAAGTTATTATCAATATCAACTCCAGTTATAACACCATACACATTAGTATCTTGTCCATTAGAAACTACTTTATAGACTGTATGACCTTCTGTCCAATTATTGTATGTAACACCATTAAGTGTAATAATACTAATTCCAATCTTAAGATGTCCAGCAGAAGCGATTCTTTGACCAACCTGTACATCCAATCCGTTATATCTTGCAGCATCAATATACTGCTTAGAAGTCTTAGGATAAACAACAGAAGTTGTTTCAAAATCACCAAGTAGACTATCAGTATCAACTGTTAGAGAACCACCAGTATTATCTGTAACTGCTGCTTCATTCTTATAGAATGCAACAGGTTGTGCGGTTTGCTTACTATCATATCCTTTGAATGGAATGTCTTCTACAAATGCACCCGTAAGAGTTGAGATCTGAATACGATCTTCAATTGCACTAATTTGAGCAGTGGTAGTGTTTGCTGAACCTACAATAGTATCAGTAATTGCCCAAGTTCCACCAGTTATCTCAACATCAAGATACTTGTAATTTGTATCTTCATAGTAACCATAAACAACACCTGTAACTGTTGCATCACCACTCTTAGCAACAGATTCATTCATAGTGAATGGACCATCAGTAATATCGCCATCAAAACGGAATCTCTTATAAACTTTAGCAACTCTACCTTCATTAAGAATTACTGATTTAACTTCACCAGAAACACCACTCTGAAGACCATAAGCAAATTGTGCAAACCCAACTCCACCACCAACACCATTAGGAATTACACGTGTTCCATAATTATATGTTGGGATTGATATACCATTATTCTTAAGAATCGTATTATTATAACTTGAATTACCAAGTTGATTTTTAATAATTCCATGAAGATATCTAATACATCTAGTAATAGATAACTTATCATAATCTGCTGCTGCTGTACCATCATAATATTTGTAGAAACTGGTATTAGGAGAAGGACTTGTAAGACCATTCTCAAGAGCAGAACCCATGTAAGTAATAAGTGAATTCATTATCAATGTCTTAACATTATACTCAGTACTAGTATAGAATACATCATTGTCTACTGATGTATAAGGATCTAAAGCACCTTTAGCAAGTTTTGCTCCCCAAAGATAAATTCCGCTAGATCCAGTACCAGCATAAACTAGAGATTGTGGAACGTTCTTAACGTAAATGTTTTGACGTAAAGTACTAAATCCAAATGCGAATGTAGCAGTTGCATAAACTCTAAACCATCCATTACCATGAGGTACAACACCCGTAGCAACACTTGCCATATCACCAAGGTTACCTTGTCCATCTATCTGGAAAGTGGTTCCTACTATACCAGTATCAAGAGCAATATCAAAGAGTAATCTTTGTGTAGATACGCTTGTAGCAGGATCGAGTTGTAACTCCATTCTCATATGATTATATTCACCAGACTTAGCAAAGAATGATACTGTAAATGTCTGAGTTTGTGAAGCAGAACCTGTATCCCATGTTTCATTTCCACTATCGTACTTAACTGATCCAGAGTCTAATGTTTCAAAAGCATTCAGAGTATAATCTCTGTAAACATAGTGCTCAACATTAGCAGTGGTATCCATAACCTTTTCTGCTGTTAATGTGCCATCAGGAGCAACAGCATTATCAGCAACTCTAGTTACTCCAGATCCAGTCCAGTTAGCAATAAAGTCTTCAGGAGCATTCCATAAGTTTGTACCTGAAACTTGTCCTTCAATCAAAGAAGTAATTCCAGTAGCAGTTGCTTTAGTTTTTATATTGCCTGGTTTGTTGTACCAGTCATATGATGCACTTACACCATTTGCTGCAACTGTTGCTGTAGCACCAGATGTTTGACCTGTAATAACATCTCCAACAGCGAAGGAAGTACTTGAGAAGAAAGGACCAACAACCATTGAAGGTACATCTTCATCAAATTCTAAACACTTAGCATATCCTTTTCCAGAAACTGAACTATTAGAAGAAACGACAATCTCTCCTGCTGTAAAGTCTCCAGTAACACTAGTTAAAGTAATATTAATCGCATGAGACTTGTCAAGAATATTAGTTGTAATAAGATCATGTGAAACATTTGTACATATCTCACTAACAAAACTATCATAAGACCAAGTACCAATACCAAATTGAGCATCTATGAGAGATTGTAACTCACTTTCATAGTAATTCTCATTATAAAGAATGTTCTTAGCAGCAGATCTCATAACTTTTCCGCCTGGAGCAAGCATATCAACTGCTAAATCAACAAGATCTCTTAGACGCTGTACAATACTATCAGTATCTGTAGGTGTCTCACTATCTGTATATGGTGTTTCAGTTGTATGTTGTGCTACATATTTACCTGATGCAGATGCAGAATTAATAGCAAGTAAGTTATTCTTTATTGCATATTCACCAAGAGTCTTAATCTTCTCAATTGCAAATAATGTTGCTAATAGTTCATCCTCAACTTGAGTAAGTTCAATATTAGCATCTAGATAAAGTCTTATAGCAGTGATAGTACTATTATTACCACCTGTCTGTAAATCTGAAATTATACTCTTGATAATTTCTTTAATGTCTCTCTGACATGTTTCTTCTCCACCAGTAGGATAACTAAATGCTGTATAATTTACACCATTGAGTGTGTAAGTGAACTCTGCTGTTGTAAGACCAGTAATCTCTTTAGCGATATACTTTCTGTTGAAATAAAGTCTATCAGCAGCGATCTCAAAGTCATCTCCTTTAGGAGCAATGATGTCATTTAATGTATTAACTAAGGTATCAATTGTAGTTTGAGTATTAATACAATCTGCAGGACGTGTAACTGCATTAGTTGCTGCAGATACAAATGTATGAGTATAATTTCCACCAACAATTACAGAATTATCTTTTGCGGAAACGAATCTGTGCTCGCTAGTATCTGTAGATGGACCAACATTAATAGTAATTGTTGTATCAGTTACAGAATCAATATTGATAGCATGATCATATGCTCTATCTCTCTTAGCAGAAATACCATTGGTTACTGCTGATATCCAAGTATGAGCATTTGTATTAGTAGAAGGTACGGTTTCTAGAACTTGAATAGTATAGTTATTAGCATCTACCTTAGTAATTGGAATCCACTTACCGCTAATTGGGTCAGTAGAACGTGGGTATGTCTTATTAGTTGCACCACTACCAGTATCACAACTGAAGGTTAATGAATCATCAGCAAGTTTAACTAAATCACCAGTTTCTAATCCATGAGCAGTCTTAGTAATATTAACAATACCTGTAGTTGGATTGTATGTTGTACCAGAAACTGCTGTCATCTGATCAATAGTGCTTCTTGGATATGACTTAGGAGTTGCCCAAGCATCATTATTGTAATTACAAGTTAATGTTATTGCTTCATCAACAAGTTTAATACTTGTACCAGCAGTCAAACTATGAGAACCGATAGTCAATACCATAACACCACTAGCAGGTGTGTATGCAGCATTGGTTATATCATAGTAAGAAAGTGGAGTTGTTCCAACATTAACTGTTATATCAGTTGTAGTAGCTGCAGTTACATAAGTTGGCTTATTATAGAATGGATCAGTTGTACGAGGATATGAATGGTTAGTACTATTTCCATCCATTGCACAAGTAAATGTTAATCCATTTTGAGCAATTGTAATAGCATCACCAACAATAAAGTCGTGTGCAACTGTTATTCCATTAGCAACTGCTGAAACAAATGTATGAGCAGAATTATTACTAATAGCAACATTAAGTGCACTATTAACCATTACTGTAATTGTTGTGGCATCAGCAGCAGTAATATCAAGAATTCTATTGTATGCGTAGTCTTTTCCATCAGATGTATTAGCACCACTTGAACGAGGATAAGATTTAGTTACAACACCTGAACCTGGATTACAAGAGAATGAAATTGAATTTTCAGCAAGTTTAATCTTATCTTTGGTAGTTAATGTGTGAGATCCAATTGTCAACACCATCAATCCTGTAGCTGGAATATATGTTGCATCAGTAGCAGTATAAGATCCTGCATTAGGAGCAACGGTTAGAACCATATCACCAGTAGAACCATCATAAGTTGCACCTGTTGGTGTATATTGAACTTGAACTTCTTGTGTTATGCCCCAATCACCAGTAATAATAGCATCTGTATTAGTATCATCAAGCGTACCAATAACAGCCTGTTTTGAATAGAATGCTAAACGTTCATGTGCATACTCTGATTGCCAAACTTGTAAACGAATATGCTTAATTTCACCTGTAGTTTGATTGATATATTGATTAGCAACTTGAGTAGTATGATAATTACCACCCTTTTCAACATCTAAAATTATATCTTCTAATATTGAAGAAAGGTCAGATTTACAACGTAATGTACCAGCACCACTACCATCAGAGTTTCTAGGCATTTCGGTAGCAAGATCTGGATACCTAGTTAACATATCAAATGATGCTTTATCTACGATAGCAGATGCATTTAAACGCATCAATTTAGCAGCATCTCTGTATCTACCAATTATATCAGTATCAATTTGATTAGTATAGATTAGATCATTAGTTGCATCATGATAATCAACATTAAATGGAACCTCATAGAATCCGTCTAATGTTCCACCAATAAATTCTGCGGCTGGTGTAATCTTTGGCACATTACCAAGATGATCAACAGGAGTTCCTGCATTTGCATTTGTAAGAGTATCGGCAATGATGTTCATCAAATTACCAATAGTTGTGAATACATCTGCACAACCTACTGCATCATAATGAGCAATCGAAATGGCATTAGATTTAGCACTTGAGAATGTATGTGCATAACGATCACCAAGAGGAGAAGCACCTACATTAATTGTAAATGTATCCTTAGTACTTGAAAGAATTTCTAACAATTGTTTTGCAGCAGGATCTCCAACACGAGGATATGCTGCTTTCTTCTCATTACCATCCATATCACAAGTAAAGAGTATGGATTCTGACTCTAAGTAAACTGCATCAGCACCAATTGTGATTCCATTAGATTTTGCAGTAACAAATGTATGTGTATAATTACCACCTGTTGTTATTGCATTAGTTGTTGCTGACTTAAATATATGCTTATAATCACCACCAAGAATAACAGCACCAGTTCCAACATATCCAGACTTCCACTGATGAGTACTAGTATCACTAGACTTACCTACATCAAGAGTAATAGTAGTAGATGTTGTTGCAACAACTTCGAGAGCAGTATCATATGCTCTATCACGTTTTTGCTTAATACCATTAGCAGTTGCTGATTGGAAGAAGTGGTTTGTTGTATTAGAAGAAATACCAACGTGAACCTTAAATGTTGTAGTAGTTACTTCATATACTGGTAACCATTTATCACTGAATGGATCAGTTGATCTTGGGTAATAATGATCAGTTTGTTGTTGATCTTGATCGCATCTGAATGTTAATGAGTTATCATCAAACTTAATAAAGTCTTTATTCTTTAATCCATGAGCAGCATTAGTTGTAACTGTCATAACACCTGTACTTGGATTATATGCTGTTCCTGCAGTAGCAGTATGTGTGTCAATAGTTGTTCTTGGATAAAGATGATCTGATCCATAACTATCAGTATTACACTGGAAGTTTAATGAATTATCAGCAAGTTTAACTGTAGTTTCTGCTTTGCTTAAACCATTTGCAGCAAATGATACAAATGTATGGGTATCTAGATTAGTAGAAGGCCAAGCACTTAGAACTTGAATATCAAATGTATTTGTAGTTACATTAGATATTGGAGTCCATGTACCGCTAAGTGGGTCAGTTGAACGTGGATAAGTCTTTTCAGCAGCACCACCAGAGGCACCACCATAAGCACAACTCATTGTCAATGCATTATCTGCTAATTTAACTTTGTTTCCATTTTGGAATCCATGATTAGCAAGAGTTAATGTTACAACACCAGTAGTAGTGTTATATGATGCATTAGTAGGTGTGTGAGTAGTTGGAGCAGTTAAACCATGAGTTCCTATGGTCAATGACATAAGACCTGTTGTAGGAGCATAAGATCCTGCTGTAACATCCTTCTTACGAATAGGTGTAGGACCAACGTTAAATGTAATAGTATTATCTCTCTTAACAATGCTGTTTCTTAAAGCAGAAACAAATGTATGATTATATTGATCATTAGAGAAAGCTGCTGCACCAACATCAACTGTAAATGCAGTAGTAGTAACATCAGATACCTTTAACCATCTATTAGCATAAGGATCAGTATTATGACGAGGATATTTTGTATTTGTATAGTTACCATCTTTATCACAAGAGAATGTTAGAGATCCATTTTCAATTCTAATCTCATCTCCATTAACAAGTTGATGCTTCTCAGAAGAAATACTATCAGCAACAGCATACTTAAAGATGTGATCATAATCACCACCAGTACTGATTATTGCTCTAGTAACAGAATTAGCAACTGCAGATACAAATGCATGTGATGTAGTGTTAGTTGGTGTTTTTCCTTGTAAAGCATTAATTGTAAGTGTACTTGTAGTTGCTGCTGTTACGGCAACAAATCTACCACTTAGAGGATCAGTAGATCTTGGATAAGTATGATTCGTAGCATTACCATCCTGAGCACATGTAAATGTTAATCCAGCATCAGCAATCTTAATATATTCACCAACCTGTATACCATGATTAGCAATTGTTAATACTAACTCTCCTGTTGCAGGTGTATATGCAGCACCTGTAGGAGTATAGGTAGCAGCAGTAGGGAAGAATGAGTGTGTATGATTACCACCACTAATTACACCATTTGCTAATGCAGATACAAATGCGTGTGTTGTAGTATTGGATGAAATACCAACATCTATCGTAATAGATGTAGCAGTTGTTGCTGTAATTTCAACAGCAGTATCATATGACTTATCACGTTTCTGTTTGATAGCATTTGTAACGGCAGAAACAAATGTATGTGGACTTGTATTTGTAGAAGGAATGTTATCTAAAACTTGTATATCAAATGTGTTTGTTGTCACATTAAATACTTTGATGTACTTACCACTGATTGCATCACCAGAACGAGGATAAGCAGTTCCATTTCCAGCAGTGGTTCCAACGTTAACTGTAATTGTACCAGCAGTACCATCTGCTGCAGTAATTGCTAATGCTTGTCCAGATGCAGGGTCAGTTGCTCTTGGATATGGATGATTAGTTGCATGATTATCAAGATCACAAGTAAATGTTAATTTATTATTACCAATCGTAACTGTATTAGAAGTTGTTAATGAATGAGTACCGATAGTCATTACTAATACACCAGTGGCAGGTGTATATGTGGCATCAAATACTGAGTATGAAGCATTATTATTATCAGTAACAGCATCTGCTACTGTACCACCAACATAGGTATGAGCACCAGCACCATATGTACAACTAAAGGTTACAGCACCATCATCTAATTTAACCCAATCACCATTACGCATTCCATGTCCATTAGATGTAATTGACATAATACCTGTAGTAGGATTGTATGTCGTTCCTGCTGCTGCAGTATGTGTATCAATAGTAGTTCTTGGATAAGAATGGTTAGTAGCATTACTATCTTCAGCACATGTGAATGTAACTGCACCATCAAGCAATTTAATAGATTCACCAGTTGTTAGAGAGTGTGAACCAATTGTCAACACCATCAATCCTGTAGAAGGAGTATAAGTTGCATTTGTTGGTGTATATTCAACTGTTGGAGAAGATCCAATATTAAGTGTTATTGCTGTTGAAGTTACTGATTGAATTTCAACAGGTTTGTTGTAAAAAGGATCAGTTGCTCTTGGATAAGCATGGTTACTATAGTATCCATCCATATCACATCTGAATGTTAATCCAGAACTTGCAATCTTAACATTAGTACCAGCAGTTAAAGTGTGAGTACCAATTGTCAATGCCATCTCACCTGTTAATGGATTGTATGTTCCTGCAGTTGGATTAAACGCAACTAAAGGAGAAGATCCAACGTTAACTTCAAATGTATTTGTGTCAGCATTACTAATACTCAATTTAGTATTACTCTTAGGATCAGTTGATCTAGGATATGCATGATCTGAAGTATGATTATCCATTGAGCATGTAAACTTCAATGCATCATCATCAATTGTGATTCTATCGTTATCTGCTAATCCATGACCAGGAATAGTAAGTTTCATTACACCTGTTGTTGCTTCATAAGTAGCATCTGTTGCTGTAAATTGCTTACCTGCAGTAATAACTAACTTACCATCAGCAGATCCGTATGCTGCAGCAGTTGCAGAATAAAGAGATCCATCTCTATAAAGAGGAATAGAAGTTCCATAGGTAGGATCTGATGCTCTAGGATAAGTATGATCACTCATATTATCATCCATATCACAAGTAAACGTTAATGAATTATTAGCAAGTGAGAATGTCTCTCCTGCCTTAGTTAAACCATTAGGTGAACCCTTAAGGAATTTGTGTGTATAATTACCACCCGCAATTACGGCACCTGCAGTTGCTGATTGGAATACATGAGTAGTGGTATCAGTAATAGCACCTTGTCCACCATTTACGTTAATTGTAATTGTAGTAGGTGTTCTAGAGGTAATTGGTAACGCAGTATTATATGCATAATCGTTACCATTTGTACGAGGATAAGTTTTATCGGTTGTATAATTATCGTTATTGTAATCGCAACGGAAAGTTAAAGAGTTATCAGCAAGTTTAATGCTATCTCCTACATCTAAAGTATGTGCACCAATTGTTAATGTCATATTACCTGATGCAGGACTATAGGTCGCAGCAGATACGTTGAAAGTTGTATTTGTTGTAATACCTACATTAACATCAAATGCATTATTACTAATATTAGAAATAGTAAGCCACTTATTATAATAAGGATCACTAGTTCTTGGATACTTCTTAACAGACTTACTCTGATCCATGTCACACTGGAATTCCAATGATTCTTGATCAATCATGACTTTATCACCAATAGTAAATCCATGACTAGGAATTAATGCACCACTAGCAGCAGAAGCAAATTTATGAGTATAGTAACCACCAGTAGTTACAGCATCTGTAAGTGCAGATACAAATGCATGAGTAGTAGTATTAGATGATATACCAACATTAACCTTGATCTTACCATCCATGTAAGTCAATCCATTAGTAGTCGCAGATACAAATGTATGAGTGCTAGTATTAGTAGAAGGTATTACATCTAGTACAGTTACGTTAAAATCATTTCCAGAAACACCAGAAATTGTTAACCATCTATCATATGAATAATCAGTAGGTCTTGGATAAGTATAATTTCCACTACCAAGAGCACAACTATATGTTAATGAATTAGGAGCAAACTTAATCTTATCACCATTTGAGAATGAATGACCAGCACCAATAGTAACTGTTATTACACCTGTTGTTGGGTTATAAGCACCAGCAGTTACTGTATGGGAAGTACCAACATAATCAATTGTTAATGGAAGACCTTGATAAGGGTCTACTTTTGTCTTAAGGCAACCAGCGACTGCTGATACCCATGCATGAGTACTTGTATTAGGTGAAACACCTACATCAAGATCAATCGTATCTGTAGCATGTGCTTCTATAATTATCCACTTATCACTTATAGGATCGGTAGAACGAGGATATGTATGATTAGAAGCATTATTATCTAATGCACAAGTAAAGGTTAATCCATTATCAGCAATCTTAACAACATCATTTGCTTTCTTAACACCATTAGTGGTTGCTGAAACAAAGGTATGAGGATAATCGCCAATTGAAGTTGCTCCTACAGGAATAGTAAATGTATTTGTATCAGCAGCAACAATATCAACCCACTTATTAGCGATTGGATCTATAGCTCTTGGATAGGCATTTCCTGCAGAACTTACACCAACATTAACTGTTATGGTTGTAGTAGTTACAGCAGTAATTGTAATGTTTTGACCATATTGAGGATCAGTAGTACGAGGATATGTGTGTGTAGTTGCATACCCATCTAAATCACACTGGAAACTTAAAGAATTAGCAGTGATTTGAACTGTGTTACTAGTTGTAAGTCCATGAGCACTACCAAAGGTGAGTACCATTACACCTGTGCTTGGTGTGTAAGTAGCATCAGTAGGAGTAATAGCAGAACCAGCATTAGGAGTTACTGCATTAGTTGCTGCAGAAACAAACTTATGAACACCAGCACCATATGTGCAACTAAAGGTTATAGCACCAGTTGCAAGTTTAACTTTATCACCAACTACAAATCCATGAGAGGATTTAGTAAGTGTCATTAAACCTGCTGCTGGATCATAAGTAGCACCTGTTGGTGTGGTTGAAGATGCACCTATAAGTCCATGAGCAGCAGAAGTTAATTGTAATACACCTGTTGTAGGAGTATAAGTTGCTGCTGTTACATTTTTATCAGATGTAGTAGTTCTTGGATAAGCATGATTAGTAGCATTGCTATCTTCAGCACATGTAAATGTTAATCCAGAATCCTTAATTCTAACTGATGAACCAGTAGAAAGATCATGATCACCAATGGTTAACTCCATAACACCTGTTGCTGGAGTAAATACAGCAGCAGTTGGAGTATAACCTACTTCTGGTGATGTACCAACATTAATTGTAACTGTGGTCTGTGTTGTATCCTTAATGAAGATAGTGTCTCCATAAGTAGGATCTGATGCTCTAGGATATGCATGAATAACTTGATGGTCATCCATATCACAAGTAAAGAATAATGAATTAGCTCCAATTTTAACTTTATCTCCTTTATTAAGACCATGAGAACCAACTGTCAATACTAGATCACCAGTAACTGAACTATAAGTTGCATTAGATACATCAAAAGTATGTGTCTCAACTTCGATGTTCATCAAACCTGTTGATGCAGTATAAGTAGCATCTTTAACTGTATGCTTAGTACCTGGTGACATATCATGATCACCAATAGTAGTTGTTAACCAACCAGTAGCACCATCAAAATTCGCTGTAGTAGGAGTATAATTTCCTGTTGGTGCCTTACCAACATTAATATTAAAGGTTGTTGCAGTAGCACCCGAAGCAATCATCCAACCTTGACTACCAGGATCTTGAGGTCTTGGATATGAATGCTCAGTAGCATTGCTATCTTGAGTACAAGTAAATGTTAGAGAGTTGTCATCAAGTTGAACACTATCTCCATTATTAACACCATGACCAATTTTAATACTATTAGTAACTGCTGAAACGAATGAATGTGCTACATTATGACTAATAACACCCTGTCCACCATTTACATTAATTGTAATTGTAGTTGCTCCTACAGAAAGAATTGGTAAATATGTATCGTATGCATAGTCAGCACCACTAGTTGTATTAGCACCAGATGCTCTAGGATAAGCTTTATTTGAAGTTGAACTATTGTAAGTACAACTAAATGTAATTCCAGCAGTATCAATCCTAGCGAAATCGTTAGTAGTTAAAGTGTGAGCACCAATAGTAAGAACCATCTCACCAGTTGCTGCATTGTAAGTAGCACCAGTAGCAGTAAACTGACTTACTGCAGTAGTTATTGTTAAAATACCTGTTGATGGAGCAAATGCAGCAGTAGTTGCAGTAAGATTTCTACGAGTTCTTAAACCATGATCTGATTTTGTAAGAACTAAATCACCAGAAGCAGCATCATAAGTAGCACTTGAAGGAGTAATTTGAGTTACATATACACCATCAACTTCAGTAATAGTAGAGTCAGATGACTGAGTTTGATTATG